CGGACGTGTCCAGGGCTTCGGAGAGAGTGCCGCCGAGTATCCAGCCGTCCGTCGAGTAGCGGTCATGCGTGGCCCATATCCCGCTGATGCTGATGACCTGCCGGTAGTCGCCGTCCGTCTGCGCTTGCCAGGCTACGTTACTGCTGGCGAGTAATTCCATGCCGTACTTGGGGTGCATATTCGGCGGGAGCAGGACGTACTGCCCGCTGGTGATGGTTGTGCCGTCGCCGTTCGTGGCGCTTATGACTTCGCACAGGGAGTGGTCAAACCAGAGTTGATTCTTTGTTGACCGGTCGGGCACATCGTAGGTGCGGGTCTGGATGGTGGGGTAGAACTGATAGTGTTCGTGGTCATCCTCGTAGCGCCTGCTCGCCGCTTCGATCATCGTCTCGATAACCGCATCGTCGGACGAGTCAACGGGGGCGGTCACGCCGCGCGTCTTGGCGTAGGCTTGATATTCAGCGAGGGTGCAATACCCGTTGCGGATCGTCATTACGCCGCCTCCAGCACAGGCTCGCCCGTGTCGCGGAATTCGCTCACCGCCTCCCAGGCGATGAACTCTGCCGAGCTTGTTGGGATGTCGCCAACCAGGTGCCCGGCCACGCAGGAGCGGTCTACGTAGCCCGTGTAGCCCATAGCCGCCGCCTTCTCGAAGAACATCCTATCTTCTCCGCCAACCGGGTAACCCTGCTCGTTTTTCTGCCACACGAACCAGGGCGGTTCTATGGCCTCGAGCACGTGACGATGGATGAGTATGCAGGAGGTAGACGTGAACCCAACCGGGGCGAGGGCGTCCGCCGGGCGTGGGTCCATGATGAACGGCCCAAAGCGGATATATTCCCGGTGAGCATAAAACCAGTCCCGCGTATCGCGCACCCGGAAGGCGTACTGCACGTTCGAGCCTTCGTAAGTGCGCCAGATATGGGGCACGACGGGGGACTGACGCATGAACACCAGCGCGGCGACTAGCGGTTGCTTCCAGGATAGCAGGCGGGTCAGCGTCCCCGGCTCGTACACAACATCGCTGTGCGTGCTAAAGAGCCAGTCATCCCCGCGCTCGAGGAACTCCCGGACAGCGCGGTTCCATTCCAGCTCGAAATTGCCCGGCCCGGTGCGCACGAATGTCCTGGTTACTCCTTCGGGCAGCTCGGTATTCATCCATGATAGGACGCAGGGCCAGCGGGGGGGTTCGCCTGCCGGAACCCAATGAGTAATCTTCATAATTTCGGGATGGGGGCGGGTTCCCTTACCCGCCCCCGGAATGTCTTAGACCACGACTAGCTGTTGGGCAGAACTTGACGGCGGGTTGCTCACGCCGTGGTACAGCTCCACCACGCAGCCGTGCGGGACTCCGGTCGAGGTGAACGACCCGGAGAACTTTAGCCAGGGCGTCCCGCCGCTGATGGGCACGTCAATGACGGCCACTTTCGCGCCGTCGGATATTACACCCGATGTCACGGCCACGCCCGAGGCTGCTGTAATCAGAGCGTAGGTCGCGCCCGAGGTGGCAGCCTGCCACGCGCCGAAGCCGGTCGAGAGAGCGCCGGTGGTCGCCCCGCCATTCCCGAAGGAAAAGACGAACCGCGCCCGGCTGTAGCCGGTAGCGTTCACAGCGGTTGAGACGAGCGCAAGATCAGCAGCGCCCGCGCTGTTGGCAACAGCGACTTTGACATCCATGCGGTCATTGATTCGCTTCATCGCTGCACCGCCTATGACGCGTTGGTCAGGTAGTAGAACGCCTCGCCCTGGAGGACGCCCGACCCGCGGTAGATGTTGGTGAAGATCCCGACCTGCCCGTTTGCCATGTAAAGCGCCTCATTGCGCCGCACCAGCATGCCGGGGCGCTCCACAACTCCGAAGAAGTTGAAGTTGCCGAACACGACGCACTTGGCGCTGGCCGTGGTGTAGGGGTCGAGGTCATCGTTCAGGACCGCCTTGTAGCCGAAGAAGTCACCATCCTGGGGGGTCATCACGTAGGCAAAAGGAACCGCGCTGGTCCCGCCGGAACCCTTCAAGTACCACTTGGTCTTGTTGGCCATCAGCATCGCGCACTCGGAAGGCACGTTATACCCGCCGCCGAGGAAGCCGATGAGAGCGGCCAGTTCGCTGGGCAGGATGATGTCGGTCGTCGCGGTGGTATTGGCTACCGTCGCGCCGGTGACAATCCCTTCCGGCTGGCCCGAGCCGGTGCCGGTGGTAAAGATGGTATTTTCAGTCCCGGCCACGGCTCGCGCCATCGCGTTGGCGAACCAGGACTCCCAATTGGTCGTCTGGGAGAGAAGGAACTCTTCATTGACCTTTGTCAAGTTGGTGTACTTGTACAGGATCAGGTCTTTCTGCGCCACCGTGCCTTCGTTCTGGTTGTAGGCCGCGGCCTCAGCTGTCAGCACGAAGTCGGTGTGGCTGGTGTCCTCCTTCGGGACCAGGATGTGATCCGCGTCCGTCTCGAAGAACTGGGCTGGGACCTGGCGCACCCAGCTGGCGATGTTGCGCTTGGCGATGATCTGGTTATAGAGCGGGTCGGGAACCAGGAACGCGCCGCTCGCGCCGGAGGTGATGTTCCAGGCGGCCTTCTCGTTGACGCTCGGGCCGAGCCAGGACGCATCCGGGCGGATCAGCCCATCGTTCTCCTGGCCGGTTGCCATCCACGCCTTGAAAGCGCCCACACCATCGTTGTCGTCGTCGGGCTTCGCAGTCGAGTGATACTTCACCGGCCTGCGAGCCTTCATGTCCTCCACCGCTTTGGCGTAGGCTGCATCGGCGGCGGCTTTGATTGCCGCCTCGTTTGCTGCCTGCACTTCGGCGATGGCTTTCTGCTCCGCGTCGCGTTTGGCGAGCGCGGTTGCCACGGCTTTCTCAGTCGCGACGGTAATCTCTTCTTCTGTCATGTCAATATCTCCTGAATTGATTGATTTGCGGTTGGGATTATCCGGGTCGGTCAACGCCGTATCGTCGGATTCTTGGAATAGGGCTTTCAATGACGGGAACTCCTGGGCCAATGCCTTGATCGCCGTGAGCGCGTTGGCCGTCAACATCCTCGGCTCCATCGGCTCCACGGTGAACGTGTCCCGTCTCAGCGGCCAGCGGGTGATTTCCCCCGTATCCTTCTTCTCTACGCCGCCGGAAATGGCTTCTGTGGAGTTGCCCACCAGCCCGGCGTCAATTAGCTTTTCCAGCCACTTCATGTAACGCTTGCGCCTGTTCAGCACCCGCTCGACATAGACCCCGGTGTCGTCGGCTTTGGCGCTCTTCCAGTCCACATAGCCCAGCACGTTATCGCGGTTGTTGCCAAGCCCGTCCTTGTCCGCGCCGTGCTCGAAGTCCACATGCAGGACGCCGGTCTCGGTGTATTCGCTTTCGAGATCCACGCTCTTGCTGAAGTATTCCCCGCTGGACCCGTCCGCGTTCTTGCCGTGCACCAGGCCGGTGAGGTCGCGCCCGCCGTAGAGCACCAGGTAGTTGGCGACGCGCAGCTCGGTATCGTTCTTTGAGATTGTCTTTAGGGCATTGTCCATAACCACTCCTAACGCAAAAAGCCGACCATCCCGCGCCCTTTCGAGCTACGGAATGACCGGCTGCAACGCCTCACGGTCTGCCAGCGCAACGGCTGGCTATTCAGTTTTCGTGCTTAGTTTAGCACTATTCGGCTAGTAGCGCAAGATACCCCGCCGACCAACTTCCCATGCGGCGATGATCTGCTCATCCGCGCCCTTGCCGACCTCGTGCCCCAAATCAGCGAACGCCGCGCGGATCAGGTCGGCGCGCGCTCGGATAGGGTCGGGCTTGGTTTCTTCTGGGCTAGGTCCAGCTATGTGGGCCGCTGTCTCTGCCAGAGGCGGGGCTGGTCTCACTGACTCTTTCGCGGGTGCTTTCTTCTTTGTTGCCATTGTCAACCTCCTGTAGTAACTTCCTGGTCTTTGCCGCATCCGGCGGCAGGTAGTTGGGCATCGTATCGCGCCCGTTCTCGACGACGATCTCTGACCTGGACTTAGTAGACTTTACCAGCCAGCGGGCCAATTGAAGCATGGTTACGGGCTTCTCATCGCCCACATCATACGCCTCGCCTCGCTCTCCCCGGAGCAGGATCGCCCATAGCAGCCGCCCCATGTCTGCCCCGTGCATGTAGGAGCGCACGGTGGAGCCATCCCCGAAGATGTGCAGCGGCTGCCCAGCCATAGCCGCCGTGCGGAAGGCTACAATAGCATGGTTGGCGGACAGGTTCGGGTAATCATAGAACGCGAACAGCCGGGCGATTACCACGTCCAGGCCACTGTCGAGACACTTCCCCTCCCAGGCCAGCTTCTCTTCTC